TCTGCACGAGTTGGCATTGGGTTGCTGATCATTGACTCCATCATTTGAGTTGCAGTGATTACCGCACGGTTTAATTGACGTGAACGACGAATTAATTTTTTCTGTACGCCAACTAATTCAGGGTCACCGATTTCAACACCTAAGTCACCACGTGCAACCATGATCACATCAGAAGCTAGGATGATATCATCCATTGCTGCTTCATCAACAACTGTTTCAGCACGTTCAACTTTAGCAACGATTTTCGCTTCTAAACCAGCTTGTTTTGCTAACTCACGTGCATAGTTTAAGTCTGCACTTGAACGTGGGAAAGATACCGCTAAGTAATCTACACCGATACGAGCTGCAGTGATGATATCTGCTTTATCTTTTTCAGTTAATGCATCTGCAGATAAGCCACCACCTAATTTATTGATCCCTTTATTGTTTGATAATGGACCACCAACAGTCACTTCAGTAAATACTTTTGCACCTTCAGTAGAAAGTACTTTTAATTGAACACGGCCGTCATCTAATAAAAGAATATCGCCAGGCACAACATCTTGTGGAAGTGTTTTATAGTCTAAACCAACGGCTTCTTGATTACCTTCACCTTTTGGTAATTCCGCATCAAGAATAAATTTATCACCAACATTTAAGAAAATTTTGCCGTCTTTAAAAGTAGAAACACGAATTTTAGGACCTTGTAAGTCACCTAAAATTGCCACGGTTTTACCTAATTTTTTTGCGATCGCACGAACACGCTCAGCACGCTCAATATGATCATCTGGTGTACCGTGAGAAAAGTTCATACGTACAACATTAGCGCCTGCTGCGATAATTTTTTCAAGATTGTTATCGCGGTCTGTTGCTGGACCCATTGTACATACAATCTTCGTTCTTCTTAATTTTCTAGACATTATCTAAACTCCACAAATGGTTACAATTTACTAAAGCTTTTTTTAAATTTCGGCTCATCCGAGATAAAAAACGCTGCGCATTATACGCTTAAACCTGTACAAAATCAAAATAACTACTGAGACTTTTTAAATCAGATTTTGGTTATTTTTTTAGCAGCTAAATTTAACTTAAAACAAATCCTCTTGTTTTCATCCTTAAAACTGTTTATCATCTGCCACATCTTTTACGCGACTATAGCTCAGTTGGTTAGAGCACCACCTTGACATGGTGGGGGTCACTGGTTCGAGTCCAGCTAGTCGCACCACCTATCAAAGCCAGTAAGTTTCTACTGGCTTTTTCTTTTCCTAAAATTCACTTCAAAAATCAATCGCTTACACGCAATTAGCTCAACTAATCACTAAAATCTCAAGTCTTAAACATTGCCAACTTTTAGTTATTTTTATATATTTTTAGTCATTGATTACGCCAAAATTACGCAAAATTTTGTGCGATTACGCCAATTAAAAGTGTGAGGTAAGATATGGCTACAATGCGAAAACGTGGTGATAAATGGCGAGTAGAGATTTATAAGAGCGGAATAAGAAAATCTAAAACTTGTAAAACAAAGGCAGAAGCCACTCAATGGGCTTTAGAAGAAGAAAAGAAATTAGAGCTACAAGAACAAGGATTACAGCCTGAAACCATCTTGGCGGACGTTGTAGAGCGTTATTTGAAAGAAATTACGCCAACCAAGCGAGGAGTGCGCCACGAAACTTTAAGGTTAAACAAATTTGCCAGACATTCGATGTGCAACAAGTTTATCGGTGATGTTACTCGCAAGGATTTCGAATTATGGATAGCGGAAAGAGAAAAAGAAGTTAGCGGCGAGAGTATTAGACGGGAATTATCTACTATCAGAAATATCTTTAACGTTGCGGTCGAACGTTGGAATTACATTGAGAAAAATCCAATGATAGGGCTTGTTTTGCCGAAAGGTAGTGAGCCAAGAACACAAAGATACTCCGATGAAGAAATAGAAAGAATACTCTACGTTAGCGGTTATAACGATACACTCAAGACAATTAGAGCAAGAAGTGGCGCTGCTATGTTATTTGCTATTGAAACTGCAATGCGAGCTGGTGAGATTTGCGGATTAACTTGGGATAACGTTAATTTAGATAAAAGAACTGCTTATCTTCCAATGACGAAAAACGGCACTTCTCGGACCGTTCCGCTAACAAGAAACGCTGTGGCCATCCTTGAGAGATTAAAGAAGGAAATTTGGAATACTGGATTGTGTTTTCAACTAGATACAAGGTCGCTTGATGCCGCTTTCAGAAAGATTAAGAAAATGGCAATGTGTGAGCATTTACGTTTTCACGATACAAGACGAGAGGCTTTGACAAGATTGGCTAAAAAAGTTGATGTGATGACTTTGGCTAAAATATCGGGGCATAAAGACATTCGGATATTACAAAATGTCTATTACGCCCCAAACATGGAAGAAGTTGCGGAACTCCTAGATTAATGCGGCCAAAATTGACCGCATTTTATTCATTAAAGCCAGTCGTTAACGTAATTATAATCCACCACGTTGAAATCACTCGCTACACTCAAATCAACCTCGCCACGGTCAATGCGAGCTTTCTCGGCCAGCATTGCGGATTTAGCGTCAGCGTAGATTGATTCATCCAGTTTGTTGGATTCAAGGTTGCTGTTTCGCTCAAATGGTTTATCAAGTAATTGGCTTAACCCGTTTTTGTTAACATATACTTTAATGCCTTGCGTCTCTAAACTTCTATCTGCAGCCTTAACTCGGATGTATTCGAGGTAATTATCCGTTAGCCATTTTGCTAGATACTTATAGATTGATTCCTCTCTATTTTTTCGCTCTTCGCGTTCCTCACGTTCTTTACGCTCACGCTCTTCGCGTTCCTCGCGTTCACGGACGTCTGATTCGATTTGCGCTATTAGCTCTTGGTCGAATACTGCATTGATTGTTTCTGCTTCCAATCTGTAGATAGGTGCGAGATAAAACTCACTAGTGTTATCTTCGGCGTAAACAGACAGAGTCTCTTTTGTTTCGACTAAATCAATTTCCCCGTTTTTGGATTTGATACAAATCGCATGCTGACATTCTTCTGGTAAACTAATTACTGCGCGCAAGCTGTATTGTTTATATCTATCTGGCTTTGCCGGCACAATAATTCTGATTGCCTTAACAGACTTACTTTTAAGCTTTTCAATTTCAAAGCCCATTTTTGCCACATCTTGGCCTAGTTGATACACAAATGGTTGGTCTTCTTTAGTTGGTTTTGCCATGGTAATAATCCTCTTTTCCTTGTTGATAGATTTTTAATAGTTCATTTTCGTTTAATGATGAGCCTTCTGTGGCTACTGATTCAATTATTGCCACTATCTCTTTGACAGGTTCAATAATGCAAGTAAGCTCACCTGGAGGCTCAATAACCGCCTTAAGCTCATCTTTACACGTCATCTTCATTCGGTTGCGGTGTGACATCGCCCTCTAGTTTAAAAAGCGCGTTTCTAATCACCGTTTTTACCGCCCCCGCATTAGATATTGTTTGTAAATCGTAGTTGGCTTCTGACCAAATGACGTATTTTGTTAAATCATGGTGAAATTTAAGCAAAATAACGCCATTTTCTGCATCTACGACCTTAATAGTCTCATCCGTGCTAGATAGAGAGATAACAGTGCGACTTCTAACCTTCGCCCATAAATCTAACCGCTTGATATTGGTTAGGTTGTATGGTTTAAGTTCTCCGTCTTGCTGTTTCTCATATATCCGCACTCTTCGCTCTTCATCATCGCCTCGATAAAGTACAATATCGGTGTCTGACATTTAAGCCCCCTTGCGTATTTGACTGAAACGTTTATCGTGCTGCCTACCTTTAAGCTCGCTTTCGTATGAATCTTTGCAGTGGTCTCTATCAAAGAATAGGGAATTGATTACTTTATGAATAATTACCCATCGTTTCTTTGGCTTAGAAACTAAAATCGCACCTCGATAGGTGCGACTTGATAACGTTTCGTCTGCTGCTCCACCAGTTAAGGCGTTAAATAACTGGTCGATAGCGATTAGATTATGATAGGCGTAGAGCTTTAATTTGCTTGGAATTTCCATTCTTCAATTTCCTTTTCAAGTGCGGTTAATTCCTCGATTGTCGCAGACAGCAATAATCTATCCTCAAATGCCTGTCTCTGCCCGATAATCGAACCAACAGCCACGGCAAACTGAGCTGATTTTTCAAGAACCTTTTGCACCAGAACATCGAAGGGAATATTTCTAATTCTGGCGATTTGTTTAAGCATTGGTGTGTCAGCTTTATTATTCGCTTGCCACGCTAACGCCTCTTTCTCTTGGCGGTAAAAACTCTCAATTTCTGTTTGCGGATAACCTGCAAGCAATTCGCTTTTGATTTTATCGGCTTTATCAGCAAGAGTGACCAGTAACGTCTCTTTCTTGATGTTTAGATAGTTGGCTTTTTTCTCTTGAGACTCTTCAAATCTCTTGGTTTTCACATTAAAGGTGTGAAATTCACTTGGGGCAGCGCCGGAGCATTTAATTTTGCCATCTTCAACCCACACCTCACCACCACCTGTTACAGTTGACCAGATTGAATTAACCTCATCTTGGGAGTTTACAGGCAGCCAGTTATCACCGCTTGTTGATGCGGTTAACTCGCCATCCTCCCCTTTTATTAGGATAGGCTCATCAAAGATTTTTAATTCAATATTAAATTGTTTAAACATAATCAATCCTTAATAGAAGTACTCGCCAATTAGAATCAAACTTATTTTCTGTGTAGCAATTACAGGGTCAGTATAAATATTAACCCTATTGTCGCCATTAAACTCCACAGCGTAAGCTCTCTTTTGCCCTCCAACGGCACTTGTTGCAACGCCGACTTTGAACCCTTGCAATGCCTCAGCTAGGTTCAATGTTGTGCCTCCAAGGTTCGGGCCGAGAGAAACCTCAGTAGCATACACTTTAAATCCTCTGTTATCTGTGATAGGGATTTTGAAAACCCTAGAAATCGCGCCATTACCAGCATATTCAGCCATTTGAAACTTGTTTCTAAAGTTGTAGAAGATATGCTCCATTAATGCAGAATTTAAGCCTCTGCCGTTACCGCTAATTACATCTCCCTGACTTCTGAAATCGCCGCCATGTTCGAATGACCAAATATAATTGATGCCATTATCTTCAGCTATATGTATAACGCCTCGCCCGAAACCGTCTCCCTGCTCTTGTCTCGTTGTATAGCCGAAAGAGAACGCCGTCCCAAATTCCTTGTTTTTTCTAACTCTACCCTTAATAAAAGGATGATAAGTATCTCTTGATTGAGAGCCATCTTCCTCGACCATGAACGGAGCTTTCGAGTTATATTGATTATTATATGCACCGTATCCATATTGATTAGTATAAATAGCGCTGTCAACCCTAAATCTGTCCCCATCATATCCTAATAATTTATTAGCATTTCCATAGGCTATAAATCCGACATTCGGATCTTGCATACCTCTGAATCCGATAGTATTTAGATTGTTAATATCAACAAAGTGCACATCATCGCCAATCTGCAATGAATTGTTATTATTGGACGGGTCATTAATAACAACATTAGGCACTGTTAGCGTACCTGTCATGGTATCACCAGCTTTAAGTACGGCATCATCTCGGACAATTTTAATAGCCTTCGATGTCGCTGCGTACTCTTCGCTATTACTAATTACGCTAGAGCTTAACTGAACAATCCCAGCTTGGTTGATTGACCCTTTTTTGATGTTCATTGAGTCGCCCCACCGAACCCAATACTGCGAATCATCCTCATCCGGAAGTTTGCCTTTGTTTGCTTTTAACGACTTGTAACTCAACCCGTTATACTGGACATACGCCGCTTCTGGATAATCAAGAGTGGCCGACCATTCAGGGAGTCCTCTCTGCATTAAATAGCCATGTCTTTCATCAGCTCGCTTAAATAGCCAGTTAAACCACTCCATAGGGGGGATGCCGCCTGTTTGATCGAAAGAAAGCCCCCAGCCCCTAGGCACATCTGGGAAATCATTTACTTCCCCTTGTTTTGCGTTTGATGCAAAAACCTTTTCGTCTGGCTTATTAAATAATACCATTTATTACTCCTGTTCGATTTGGAATTTAATCTTAGTACCCGCTTGTCTTGGTAGAATATCTAAATGCTGTATTGCATACCTTGTGAAATCGGTTATGTAAATGTTTTTCACACTAACAGAAACCGTCATATCAAGGTTATCTATAACCTTGCAGCCCTCACCAAAAACAAAACGGCACGCCTCGATAATGTTCGGTAGCGTGCCTGTTTGATAGTTTTTGATAATTCGGCATTTTATGAGGAATCTATAATCATCATCGCCAAGAATAACCGAATCAGCTAATGGGTCTCGCCTACGATACCACTGACCGCCGCCATTCCTGTTTTTACTGAACGGCATAGCGTTTTGAGCCGTATGGAAGCCAAAGAAGCTGCGCAAGTAGTACCCATTAATCACTCTGAATTGCCCTACATGCTTTCCGACCAGGTCTAATTGGTGTCCTGTTGCTGTTTCGATGTTTAAAACATCTTGCAGTTGATACAAGTCAATAAACCCTTTAGCGATAACCTCTTCAAAAAGCTTAATTGTCGCCTGTGCTTTAGGCTTCCCTCTGTATTGCCAGATTATTAAATCAGAATATGACATTATTCCACCTCGATTGTTACGTCATTTGGCAGAATTCGCGCAATTTCACGAGGTTGCATCACAACGTTTTCAGCTTTCAACTGTTGACCTTTTCGTGCGATTTTTAATTCCTTAACCCAGAAGCCACCGACTTGGTTAATCGGTGAATATAATCGAGATAAAGAAACCGCTTGGCCGATATTAAACACCTGTTTCGCTAGCTGCTCGGTAATTTCGCTCTTGTTAATTTGAGTAAAATCCTCATATCTAACACAACGCATCGAAATCTGAATATCAATCATTGCCGCGCGGTCAAATTTAATTACTCTCTGCTCGTTATCTCTCTGGAGTGTAACCTGAGTGCTTCCTTGCAGCCCTACACCAGCCCCTTTGTTCTGATAGATAACATCGGCAATATCCGCGCTATCACCGCCATTAACGATAACATTGATTGAGTGAGGCTCTACACCAAATGAATCTCTTTGTCCTGTGTTATTCTCAAGCACTCTGACGTGCTTAACATCTGGCAAGGCGGCTATCTTAGCGTTGATTGCCTCTGCTGAGTTTTGTGCGTTTTTAGTTCGGCTAAATAAGAAACGTTCTCGCAGTTGAGTATCCGTCTCTTCTTCAATCCCAATTTCCGCGTCCTCTTGAGTTGTAGCGCTAATTAAACCAAGCGTGATTGTCTCTATAGTTAAATTTGTGTTTTTAGCTAAATTAAACGCGCCCAACTGCTCACTTCTAAAATCCGCTCGCGCCGAACCATTTGAATCAAGCGTAACATCTGATACAAGCACCCATCTTACTTTGTGCGTGTCTGAAACTACGATACCGGAATAAAGTTTTGTGTTTGGTTCGCCTGTTAATGCGACCGATCTTAAATAACTGTAGTTAGCTCCCCTGCGCATTAACCCAGCGTATGCCACACGTTGCTCAAGCCAAGCGCCAGTGGCAACATCTGGATCTAGTTGTCGATACACATTTTCGGCTAATTCTTCAAAATCCATCCTCATCTGAGCAAGCAATCCTACAACTTGTCCGTCAGGTGTATTTGGGGATAAATCAATATTTTGGCCGTAGATTTGTCGTAGTCCATCTTCTAGAGTTGAGACAATATTATCCAATCTCTCAATTCTAATCCCCTCTTCTGTTAACGTCGCCATTGGTTACTCCTATGATTTGTAGCTCGCGGACCTTTCCTGCCCGTAAATGTCTTGGTATGTGATATAAACTTCCAGTCTCCTATTATCTGGATTCAGAATAGCCTCATAATCGGTAATTTTAACTACGCCATCGGTTTGCAATACATGGCGTTTTATTCTGATTTCCCAATCCGCTAAATTGACATTGCGCCCCATCTGCTCCAACCAAGGCAAGCCATGTTCTAAATCTAAGAACCAGTCATTAGTAAATGACCAAAGTCTAGTTTGAACGTTTTGAGCAATAGCCTCGGATTCGCTTGCGTAGTTTGAAAACCCTTGCCCAAAAGTCCAATCATGATTTTTATCCAACCGTCTAACTCTAACCGTCATTGTGGCGCTCCTGTCGTACCACCGCTATCTCCAGGGTGTTTGTGTGATTTACCTGATATTCCAGCCGCCTTAACATCGGTATCGCTCGAAATCACACCTGTTGAACTATGTTTGCCTTTCTGTGATGTGTCGCCTTGATGCTCAATGTTTCCTTTGATTTGGATTGTGCCATTCTTAATCCTAATATACGTTCCACCGTCAAGTGTCTGCATTGAAAGCCCATCGTTAAAAAAGTTTTTAATAACTCTAGGAACTGAGCAGACGCCAGGTATAAACATCGCATCTGATAGGTCGTGCAGTCTAAAATCAAGAGGCGCTGACGCACTGCCATTTTGCCACCAGCCATCTATGCAGCGCTCGGAAAATATCGCTATCCCCTCGTCACCCTCTTTTAATGGGAATGTAACAGCAAACCCACCACCTCGCGGGAAACTGACGGGAACATCAACAAGAGCAGGAATATCAGCATCTTTGCCATCAGCTAATTTCATTTTAATCTGCGTTGCAAGCGTTACTGTTTGCTTGCTTGAATCAAAACTCACAACCTTGGCAGGTAAGGCAGTGTGTAGATTTAATTGTGCTTGTTGAATTTGTTGATCTACTGCTGTTTCTGGTGTCGCTAGTGTTTGACTATAATTCATCTATTTACCACCTTTTCCACCATCTACTTTCTGAAATTTACCGCCTACGACCGTCATTTTGCTATACCAGTCGCCACCTATGCCATCGCCAGAGTGTGCCAATTTAACAACTTTGTACTCACCATTAAAATACTCAATGATTGATTCAAGTTTGATTAATCCACCAATTTGTAGAGCCGGATTAAGCAGGCAAGTAATTTCTAATCCATCGTCGGTTTGTTCTGGTGCATTAATCATCCCTGTTTCCTGAGAAATTAATACAGCGTCATCGCTTAAAACCTTGTCCTTTGGAAGAAACACCAAAGAGCCATCCTGAATCGACCAGTCAGCATTGTTATTTCTCGCCACTCTGTTCAGCACCTCACGACTATCGCCATTTAAGACTCTGCCGCGTGGTAGTTGTCGCTTGTTTGGTATATCAATCGCTCCAGCCTGCACTTTAGGCATAGTCTTTTGTATTTCTTCGACTATTTGCTTATCTGTCGCGCCTGCTTTTAGCGTTGTTTTGGCTCGCGATTGCGTGTAAGCTACGTGTCCGTCAGAACATTCAAGCGTTAAAATAAAGTCCAATCCTTCTCGCTGAATTCTAATTTTGGTAATGTCACCAGAATAAATCTGTCTCAACTCGTTATACCCAACAAACAAAGCCACCTTCTTGTATTCTTGGCTTAATATTTGGTTGATGTGATTTCGGTTTAAGTTCCAGATTTGAATTTTCGCAGGGTTTGGTTTTTCGTTAATCGTTTTATCAATTTCAAATGCGACTCTTAACTGCTCTATCGATAGAGTCTCACCATCATTGCTAACATCAAGCTTCCATTGTCTGCCGAACTGCTTCATTATTTTTCACCTATATAAAGAAAGCATCTGGTACCTAAATCATCAATTCCGAATGGGTCTAACTCAGCCCCGCTCTCGTCCTCCAGGTAAAAGAAATAAGGTTGAGTTGAGCGCAATAAAATAGGCACTCCACACGCCAAGGCTTGACCTTGACAGATTTGTTTTTGAGTTACCGGCTCGAAAACATCCATTGACCAGAATTCGCCTATGCTATTAAATCGTAGTGTCAAACGGATTTTTCGACCATTAAAATCAAATGTCTGCTCTTGATATGGCGATTGTGTAACTGGAATTAATCTCATTTTCTAACTCCTATCACATTGCCAAGGTGCGAGGTTTTCTTAGGTGTGGCCTTTACTGGTTGCGTCGTTCCTTGTTGAGTTTTGCTTGCCGACTGCTTTGCCGCTCTGCCGCTTTTTGTTTTTCCAGCTGTTGACGATCCCTTGCTACCGGATTTGTTACTATTACCTGAATTTGATGACTGCGTATTAACTACGAATATCTCTCTAGCGGTAACGGTAAAAGTCGCGCTGCCGTCTTGGGATTGGCTAACTGAGATTGATTCAATCAACATATCCTTGTATAGATGGATTCCTGTTTGAATTTCTATTGTTTCGCCAGACTTCTGAGAGGCGAGTAAGTCTGCGTAGCATTTCTGAACTCGACTATCCCCGCCAATAGCGCCGCCAAGCAACTCCGGCACGGAAAAGTCAGGCAAAAATGGGGCTAACTTTCTAGCCCCGCCAAATGCACCAGTAACGCTACCAAGTGCTGCCGCTCCTTGACTAATCAATCTTCCGGCTTTAGCAATAGTTTGCGCCGTCTTAGTCGCAACATTTACCGGTAATGGGATGTTATTGAGAAAGTCAACCGCTCCACGGATATTACCAAGAAATGGGATGTTTCCGGCAAACGAGCTGTGATCGTGATCGACCACCACGCCATTTATTGTTACGCGTTTAGGCTGAATCACAGCATGGTCTGCTATTGCAGCTCCAGATTCAATCGGATTCTCTGTGATTGATAGGTCTGATTGGTGATCTTCAATGGTGACAACATCGAGAGTAATTTTACCAATACTCCTATTTGATAATTGAGCAAAATTAGCCATGTTTAACCTATAACTGTGGATAGTTGATTGTTGATAGCTCTTGCCGATTGGTCTGCTACCGCCTTAGGATTATCTGTACCTTGAATGTGCTGCGTAATGGTTATTTTGTTATTACTATTCTTCTGACTGTTATCTGTATTTGTGGTTTGTGAGCCAGCTCCAGATGATGCCGCCATGGATGCACCAAGAACCATGCCAGACATTGAAGCGGCACTCTGAGCAAATCCGGCTGTGGAAGATACAACAGAACCAACATTCTCACCAATAGTCTGAACTCTTTGAGTAATTGGGATTTCTATCGGGTCGATTCCCGCTCCAAACTTATTAACAATAGAAATTAAGCTATTAACAAACTCAATCGCAGCTCTCTTGATGTTATCCCAAACACCAAGCACTACATCCCCCATCTTGGAGAACATTCGCTTAAACGCACCTAACCAGTCGCCAGTAGTCCAGCCATAGACAATCCCATCCCATACCGCACCAAGCATTTTAAATAAGCCAATTACAGCGGAAATAGCCACCTCGAAAGAGGATGATAAGGTTGTTGCAACTATCGCAATAGCACCGGAAAGCCCCTCAATGGTTTGAGCGACAAAGTTAAATATACTCGCTAACGCACTACCAACAGATTCGCCATTATTGCCAAAGTCATCAACCGCACTTGTCGCGCCAAAGATTTGTTTTAATAATCGCGAGAAACTACCGTATATATTTTCAACAGCAGACCAGACGATAGATAACACGCCTTTTAGTGGTTTGATAATGTCTAGTGCATCACTCCAACCATCAGCAAAACTCTTAACCCATACTTTCGCTTTATCAATCCAAGGCTTGATAGATTTCCAACCCTCAGCGAAAGGTTTCCAAAAATCACCTAACGCTGTTTCCCCGCCCTCAAGATACGTCATAAAGTCATCAATGAGCAGGAATAGAGCCGTAATAGCGCCAATGGTTAAAGTAATTTGGTTTGTCGCAAACGCTAATAACATTCTGCGACTAAGCCATAGCATTAACCCGCCAAGAGCGATAATAATTGATTTCCAGCCGATAGCGCTTTCAATAACGTTATTAATTGCACCAGCTACCTCAAACAAGAACGAGAGAACCTTGCTAAATCCGTTTAATATAGATTTAATAAAATCATTATTTTCAACGAACCACTTTGTAAATCCCTCTGCTAGCCTTTGAATTGACGGAGCTACTCGCAAAGATACATATTCGCCTATTGCGGTGAATACTTGCGAAACCTGTGTTAAGGCATCTTTAAAAGCCGCTGCAGTTTCAGCATTTTCAGCATTACCAACACCAAGTGTTAAGGCTTCCGCTAGGGCAATCTGCTCTGTTAGCTCGTCATTACCAAGCCGCAACATCTGAATCATTGAGCCATCAATACCAAGCTTAGAAAGCATTGCTATTTGCTCTTGATTGCTCATCTGTTGCATTTTTTCGGATATTTCGCCGAATAGCTCGCTAGATGATTTTATTTCGCCATTGGCTTTTTTAGCGCTTAATCCGTACTGTTCAAAAGATTTAGCGCCCCGACCAACTCCAGCGGCAGCCTCGCCAATTACACGAGATAGCCCCTCGATTGATGATTGTGCAGCTTGAGCAGATGATCCGTTTACTTCTGCGACCTTGCCTAAAAGATAAATCTGATCGGCTGATTCGCCAGTTACATTTGATAACTGTTTAATTTCGTCTAGCGCATCAAGATTTGCATCAACAAAATTTTTCACGCCAATGGTCGCAGCATAAAAAGCAGCACCAAAGGCAGCGACTTTAAGCGTGGTGGCGTTAATACTAACCCCTAAGATATTGAACTTCTGGATTAAACCGTCTGCACCATACTTACTAGCCCATAAATTAATAAGATTCTCTGATAAATCACTGACCGAATCTGAGTTTTCATTTATGGCGGCTGTGTTAGCTGTAACTGCTTTGCTATCCGCTTCAACAGAGTTTTTTTTCTGCTCAATCGCAGCACCAAGTTTATTAATTACAGATTCGACTTGCTCGGCATTTAACCCTGCTGCCTGTAACTCTCGCGATAATTCTTCGCTATTGTTTATAAAACCTTCGCCGAAAGCAGATAACATCTGATCGCCTTCGATTAGCTTTTGAATCCAGGCATCAAGTGATTCATCTTGAGATAGATTTGCTGTTTCTTGTTGGAGCTGCTCGATAGATTGGAAGAATTCGGCAAATTCTGGCATTTCTCTAGCTTGAGCCGTTGCATCGCTTACAATATCCTCTATTGATTTTGCGAACGCGCCTAAACTATCAACCGCACTTTCCGTACCATCATTGACGGAATTCAAGAATTGCTCAAACTCTCGCATCGCTTGGCTATCTGCATCAATACCAATCTTAATCAGTAATTCATCTAATAGCATTATTGCTTTGCTCCATTTGATTTAATTCCACTATTACCTCGTGGAAAGAAATAAGATCGGATATTGAATAAACCGATCTTAATTCGTTCAGCGTACACAGATTCTTGATGATTGGCGTAAACACAAACCAATCAACCTTACTTTCCGCTTGATTCTCTACGCCTTGAGGTTGCCTTGAATATTGTTCAGCAATCCACCCCCACCGATAAAAAAATCAGCGAATTGATAGGTTAGCCCCTCTTTCAACACAGTGATTAGATGGCCTCGATGTTTATTAAAATGACTGTCGAAACGCTCTGATAGACGGTATTTTTGACCGTCTTGTTCGCAAGCTGTGTGGCTTAATACGATATTCTCTAACTCTTTCACGCTTGAATCGCCCAAGTTAGCTAAAACGGTAGTTAACACGCCAACACCTAGCTTTTTGCTATCGCCTAACGCAGATAAATCAACAGACTGGAGTAACTTCATTGCATTTTTTAACGCAGTCCACGCAGCCATAGCATTAGCAGGTGTCATTGTGTAAGTTACATCCTCAATAGTGAATTGCTTAACTTGTTCCATTATTCAACGCCTTTTTCTAAATTCATTGTCATTTGTTCAAAAACAATCGTCCACGTTGTAGCATTATGACCGTTACCACGAACATATTGTGCTGGAGTGGTGAAATAGCCTTTTGTTGCAGTAACAACATCATCATTAATCAAGTCACGAATTGATAACGTGATAGGCATAAATGTTTTGATACTGCTTTTTTGTTGATTAAATAGTTTTGAAAGATAAGCATTATCCGCAGAGTGCTGCTTAATCTTAAGTGTTAGCTTGCCTGAATTGTCTGGGTTGGCGATGTAGATACCTGTACCATTCGCACCGATAACCAACTGACCTGCATCAACTTGATTGACTGCACTAATCACGTCCGAACCGTCAGCCCAGTCGGAAATCTCTTTTCCGTCAAGTAACACTACCACTTGTTTTGGATCGAAAACTGCCATTTATATTCCCTCTTAAAAGAAAAGGCTGGATAATCCAGCCATATATTAATTATCGGTTGTAGTTTACAATCACATCGCTTGAATGGATTGCACCAGCTAATTTAACTGCCGCTTGAATTGGTGTCGCTCTACGTTGCTCACGGTCGCTATCTGAAAGCGTATCCATTGGAGCAGCCCAGATATAATAACCTTTCTCCAAGTAGTCACCTGTTTTCAAGTTCCCGAAGCTATCACCAGTCCATTTACCAGGAGCAAACGCACCATTATTAACGCCCTCTAAGCAAACTTTTTCAACCGCAGAAATTAAGATTGCTTGACCTTTGTCGGTTAAAGGGATTTTTGTTGGTGACTTGTAAAGACGAGCAAACACTTCTTTCTGCACTGCATCTTTGAACCAGTCAAGGATAACGATTTCATCTGCGAATTTACCACCGATTACCGTACCCTCTGCGAGCATTGCCGCATTGTCAAAGTAAGTGTAAACGTTAATACCTAGTCGTTTTGCTTTCGCAAACTCTGTCGCAGTAATTTCGTCTGCTGTGATTGTTGGTTGTTGTTTAAACTTAAGTGTAAGCGTTGAGTTGTTAGCTGCAAAGTTCACGGATAGCAAGCGAGACAACGCAGATGACGCAGGGTACATATCATTTTTGTCAAACACCGCTAAAGTGTGATCTAACTGAGCGTCATATAATTTTTTGAAAACGTTTGTACTTTCCCACTCGATTTGCTCTGGCTTGATAACGCTAACACCAAATAATTTGTCATTAGCTTGAGCGTATTTTGCAGCAGCCTCAATCTGTTCATCTGTTAATTGAGCGGCAAAAGTGAATCCATACCAGCCATTTTCAACTTCTGCGACATTAAATAATGCTTCTTCCACTTTCTCGGCTTTAACTTGAGTTTGAGCCTTGCCAATAACTCGTGTGGCTTGACCGTCCTCAAGTTTTAGCAATCCACCGATATAATCACCATTACCCGCTTCATTGATGGCGTAGAAAATCTCAGTTTCTTTGCTTGCGCCAGATGTATTTGAGGTGATGATGAAACGATTTCCCACCTCGTCATAAGTAACGCTGGCCGCAACAGAAAGCTGTGTTAATTTAGTCTGAATGGCGTTTGCGATAGCGCTGAAATCAGCTAATCTTGAGAAGTTTAACCCCTCTAGTTTTTTGATTTCCGTTCCGACTGTAATAGCAAATTTACCATTTGTAACAGCCTTAAACGAACTTAAGCCGTCTGATAATGTAGCGCCTCGAAGTGCGTTACTTGTTGCGCTGATTGTGGTTTGGTCTTTTTGCCAGCGTGCAATAATTAACTGTTTCGCACGTGGGCTTTGAGCAAAGAACGGTAAAGCCGCTTTTGCTGTTTCTGAATTTGTACCAAAAAGGACTTCTACATCTTTTTGGCTATCTACATAAACATAGCGTGTAGTTGCATTATTAAATGCTTGTCCTGCTTCTGGTGTGAAGAGTGCAACCGTACCGAATGATTTGCGAGCCGCAGACTTCGGAACTGTGTTTAATTGCACGTTTACAATATTAGAGATTGATAATGCCATTTGGCTTATGCTCCTATATCTTGTGATTTGTTATTAGTCCGTTGCTCAACTCTCTCAATCGGATCTAACGGAGTGTCTACAATGTGATGATGGCTAAATATCACATCAAACTGCCCGCGCTCTTCATAGTCTGCCCCAACCGTAGCGGTTAGGTTGCGGACATCAGAAAAACGGATAACGCCCCAATGATTTGAATTAAGAAAGGAAAGAAACGCTGAACTTTGGAAAATAGCTTTTAATTTGTAGCTTTGAGCGAGTGAATTGCGACCGAAACAAGAAACGCTGACCGTACTTTGCATTGACTGTCTAATACGCTCTCGTTTACCGTCAAATTCTCGTGTCGCCTGCCCGATTTCGTTGGTATTTAACACATCAACTACAATAAACGCAGGCAGGGGATTTTCTGGCAACCAACCACCAATTACAGCATCTTTAGGTAACTTCAAAGCCTCTTGAATCCACTTTCGCAGTTTGGCTATGTCGAATGCCGATATTGTTGTAGTATCCATAGTCTTTCCAATTACCCACTGTTTTGATTTTGTAAGTCTCACCAAGATAATCTACCAAATCACCTATCTTCAAAGGCTTAACTGTGTAGATTTTAATGCTTGGCAGAAACCGCTCACCCTCTGGCAAGAATTGAACGTCGTTAGGCGATGTTGGCATCACTATTGCAGTGACTTTCTCTTCAATGTACTTCGCCTTATAGTCAATAGCTGAATGCTCGCCTTGTAGATGTTTTACGACTACTTTCTGGCTGAATTTGCTATTCAAAAAGCGAGGAAATTGATTAATTAAGCTCATTTAACGATACCTTTTACAGATTGCCGCAATTTACCTGTGTCAATAAGCGGCTTGCTTGATTTCTTGCGTTTAATTGTGCTTGGTGCGTTTGCAGCCCATTTACCATTAACGATGTTCTGCTGTACATCACCTTGAGCAATTAAAGCGATTTGTTCATAGATTTTATCTATTGAAACGCCGCTTTCAAACAGTTTTACAAATAACGCTGTGTATTTCTCTTGATTTTCTGCCAATGTTTGACGAAGAAACGGACGAGATGGAATCCGTTCATTCCCGAACTCCAACACCGCGCCTAGAGAAGCTAGATTAAAGTCATCTGAACCCTCTACTTTTTCGTTAAACTCGGCAGGAAAGCCAACATACGCAGCCTTTTCGCTAGTTGCTTTTATTTGCTCGATAAGCTGTTTGAATTTCGCAAGATTGCCTGTAACTTGAACAGTCATTAAGCCACCATCACACCTATCCCAACGAGTTTACGTAATCGTAAATACTCTTGACCGTATGCAGTTAATTGATAATCTGCATCTGTGCCGGTGATTGTCGGCGTAGCATAGCCAACAGAAAGCTCCCCTGCTGACTCGCTCGCTACATTGCGATTTGCTCCACCGTTACCCTCTGTCGCCCAAAGAGAAAGACGGAGCAAATGAGCAGCTAATGCCAACACTCCACGCTCGAAAAGTCGCCCCCATCGTACTTGGCTGATTTCTTGTTGTGCATCCAATAAAAAAAGGTCAATGCGGAAACCATCGACCTCTTTAAATTCTGGATAACGTTCACGAAAATCGTCTATTGTTGGCATTTATTCCTCCTAGTAATCTACATAAAGAGCAGATTCTGGCTCAATAAAGGTCACGCCACCGAATGCCATGCGTAAGCCTGATTCGTAAGCTAATAAACCTTTTTCTTTTGCTTCTAACACAGTCGGAGTCATTGGCACGTCAAAGATTACGTGTTCTTCACTGTTTACATAAACAATCGCACGTGTTTTGCCATCTGTTACACGAGAACCGAAGTTAGACGGCAACGCCTTGATAGCCACTTCACGACCAGCCGCAGCAGATAAGCTCTTAGTTAAGAACTCTAACGCAGTTGTATCAGTATTCGCGCGCTGAACTAAAGCAAGGTGAGCTAAATCTAACGCATCAATAGCAAATGTATTTGGAGCTTCAATGCGTTTGGTTTTTTCTAAACCAGCTAAGAACATTTCCTTGAAGAATGCTACTGCCTTGTCAAAGTCCATCGCTTGAACTTTTGCACCCGCTGCCGCACCTTTTAATGTGTGAACTGATACATCTTTAGAGTTCAGTAAACCAGTTAAACGTTCATCTTCCGCATGACCTAAGAACGCTACTTTTTGTAGAGTTTGATGGGCGTTTTTGTTTAACGCCATGATTTTCGCTGTGTCAAGGTCTAAGCCTAATAACTTGCCTTGCTCAAGCTCTGGTTTAGTCCATACAGTAGATTTAGCCCATTGCACGATATAAGAGCGTTTAGGCGTAAAGCCAACTTCTACTTGGTCTAAGGTGCTAGTGCCAGTAGTGATTAAGCCATCATCTAAAGAACCGTGTTCATCTGCGCCGTAGTGTAATTTTTCAGTGATGCCGACCGCAGTTTGTTGGTCAACATGCACGAATTGTGGGAACACAATTTCAGAATATTTGGTTTCTGCGATTTTTTTACTAACAGCAGTTAAACCGTTTTGTACATAAGTTAATAAAGACATCTATTTAGCCCCTTATAATTTAGAAATTAACGCTAATTGACCTTTAACATCAATTACGGTATATGCAGTTTCTATTGCGCTTGCATCGGTCTCGCCTTGAATTGCGCCAGTTTTACCATCACCACCTGCGGTTAATACATATACTTTTTTACCACGCGTAACAGCTTTACCGGTCGCAACATTTACCCATACCGCATCGCCTGCTGCAATATGCATTACATCGCAAAGTTCACCATCGTTCCATTCATCGCGGATAGTGCTTGCAAATACTACGCCGGCCAATACATCAGTTTTAGCTGCTAACACTTTTACACCACCATCTGGATTTAATGCTACAAAATCACCAGCTTTTACTTTACCAGTTACTTTTTCCGCGCTTGTTTTTGCGCTCGCAAAGTTGCCTTTGCCTAATTCGCCAGCTTTTGCTGGAGCTTGTTCGTAAGCGTAACCCATTATTCATTACCCCCCTATTGATTGTAAGTTTCGTTGAAGTCTAATTTAGGTGCGGTTTCAGTTTCCGCATCACCCAATAAGATATTGCCTAAAGATTTGCGTTCATCAGCCAATTTAGCAGTAACCGCTTTAGCGACTTGATACGCTCCAGAGATTTCAGCATCAGATAATTTAGCTGCTGCGTCTTTTGTGAAGATACCTTGGGCAACAATAACGCTCTCTTGAATTTCACGAACGCTTGCTTTATCTGCGAATTTCACATCTTTAAACACAGATTGTGCATCAGCTAACATTGCCGCTTGTGCTAATTCTGCATCACGTTTTGCCTGTGCATCTTTCAACGCTTGAATTTCTGCATCTTTGGCTTTAAGTTGTTTTTCAAACTCTTCTTTATTCACTTCTTCTTCCTTTTTATCTTCGGGTTCAGATTGTTTTTCTTTTGGCTCAGTTGGTTTTCCAGCTTTTGGCGCTTTCTCACCCTCTTTGCCAGTTTCTTCATCTTCTTCGATTTGTTTTTTCTGCTCATCGGACAATTTGATGCCGAATGCACCTAAAAACGCATCGAGGAATTTAGCGGTTTTTCCCATAACGGTCTTTTCCTCATCGGCAAGTTTTACAGTTCCACCGCAGCGACCCTTTGCCACAATCGCTACGTGGTTTCCGATCATCGGAGACATCTCAAAATCTGCATCTTCAACACTTGACTGGATAATATTGCAGTCATATCCACAAGATAGTTCGTCTATGCCGTATTTCTGGATAGTTTCAATGGCTTTCTCATCATAAACCCAAGCTTCAGCAGCTAACTCATTACCTACCCGCTTAACATTTCGCACAACGCCAACGGATAATTCTTTCCAGTTCTTGGCATTTACGCCTTTTTTGGGATGTCCGATTGTTAGTGTGGCGTTTTCAAAGCTTTTAATGGTTTCGTCAGAGAATAGCGATTTTTCAGTTCTCGCCACTTTCTTTATGCCATCGCCTTTTAATCCAAGCTCTGATTCTAGATAGTCAAAAACACCGACTTTGGAAATTGTCGCAGGCGCTACTAAAAAGCCATCTTTCGTAATAGTCCGCTGTGTTTTTGCTTGAGTTGTTTTGTCTGTAAATTGCATTTATTTACCCCAATAAAAAACCCGATCATTTCTGATCGGGTTTTCTGAATAGTTGAATCTAATTCATAGCCATCATTTGATGATAAGCATCACGTTTGCTTTCTCGAAGTGATTGTATTTCTGACTTCGTCAGGTGTTTTACCAGAATTAATGATGAATCTCGCTTCCCATTCCGTAAGGCGCGAGAAGTCGTAGCCAAATTCTTTTTTCCACCAATTTTCAAGCTTCCCATATTTACTCCGTAACTCCGCTAGCGTTTCCTTAGATAACCTTAATTGTACAGAATATTGCTTGCCAGTTAAAGCGTAAGATGCAATAACTTTACCATTATTTTCCTCAATATATCCTTTTAAACTAGCTAGCGTTCCACCTTGCGTTTGTGTATCATCCAGGATGATAGCATACTTATCTTTTGGAACGCTACCATCAAAGCTAGGCGAGTTACTCAGCCTATGCCAGCCGTCACCGCCAGTTCTGGAAACTTTTGTTGATTGGACTATTGATAAATCAACGCCAAGATTTAATTTCTTAGCTAGCACAGTTGCAACAGCGATTGGGATCATGTTTCGCCCAACAGCCTCTTCGGCGTGAACAGGAATTAAAATTGCATTTTTATTACCAACCAATTGCTTCAACTTATTCACCGCATCATCTGTAACTAAATCTTTAGCAAGTTGATAAGCATCTTCAACACTACCTTTTTTAGCATTTTCATATAGCGGATGCGATGTTGCATCTCCTAATTTCCTATCAATGATAGTATCAGGGAAATCATCAGACCATTCTGAGCGCATTTGTTGTTTTTCCTGTTGGCTAACTGTTAGGCTATTTTTCACCATCTGCTCGTTATTATCAAGTACCGGAATCTGAACACACCGACAATTAACATCATGCCCAGGGTGCCCTGTATCCGCAGGAGGATTGGTATATTCGAATATCTGCCCATCTTTTTCCGCATGGCTTTCACGCACACGCTCATCACCCGATGTTGACCACATGTATTTTTTTATGCCTACGTCTTCATGGCGTGCTCGAGTTAATGCTGCATTTAATTTTGAGGATTGGTCTCGGGCAATAAGCATTGCACGACTTTCTGCATCTTTCCCTAATTTTTTGAGTTGTTCGGCTAAGTCTTTATTCAATGTCCCCTGAACCATCGCTTGCATGACGGTATTTTGCACCTTATCAAGATATTGCGTACGAATGGATTTGATTAATTGGATGTTACTTACCGTTAATTCATTTACCCTTTCTGCAATATTCGGACTATTGCGTAAATAGGCGGATAAATCGATGCCAGTTTGATTTTTTAGATTGGTTGATACTTCGGCATGGTTTTGCGCATCACCACGACTAACAAAGCCATTGGCGATATTCTCGGCCTGTGAAGTGCGGTCGGATTTTTCGTACTTTTCCAATACTTTCATCAGCGCTTTCGCACTAATCGCCTGGAACCCTTTTGCATCATCCATAAAAAAAGAGCCTTGCGGTTGTTGCAGGGCTCTTTCTACATCATCGGTCATCGTTTTGACGAAATGCTTAAGCTGTTGTCTATACCAAAGCTCCGTTCTCTTGCTCATTTTCACTGGCTTGAACTTGCGTACTTTCGCCTTTTGGTTCTTCAAAATCTCTGGCAAGTTCATCAGCATTATTCATGTCCTCAATGTCATCATCTGAGATATTGGCAAATAAACCGCTTTCTCGTAATTCGCTAGCTACTTGCTGTTCTGTTACGATACCGTTCTGAATTAGTGTATTGGTTGCGGTTGCGAACGTGTTCAGCATATTGATTTGTTGCTCTTGCTTAACCACAGTTAAAGGTAAGAATTCAAACCACCAATCTTCAGGCTGGCCACCAAACAATTCGCCGCAAATTAAGCTATCAATAACTTCCAAGACAGGTCTCAATCTCGCCTCTTGCAAGCGATGAATTGACTCGTGATAGTTTTGAATGTCCTCATCACCACTAGCCAAACCAGAAACAGACTGACCAAACAGGATTGTAACTGGCATATCTGCTGCACCAGCTACCGCATTACGAAACTCTGTGATAAGGTCTTTTAATCCACCAAACGAGAGTTCTTTGCGGTCATATTCGTTTTCTTTATCCAGTAATAAGCTATTAGTCGATGACTTAATAGCCTGAACTGCACCGATTACATTTGCTACTTCATTTTCAAAACCGCTTGCAATCTTATCGGACAACCCGTCAATCTTGAAAATATCAATCTTGCTTTCAAAAATTAAGTCACCAACGTTAGCGGAAGCAATATCAAAACGTTTTAGTGCATCAATAATTTTCTCTAAGTCTGAAATACCCCAAATGCTACTATCTGATAGCGGAGCATCGTTAGCGTTCATAATCAATAATCTTGAATAATGAACAATTAGAGGCTTATCATCACCGCTGATTGAATAGGCTTTGTATTTACCGAAATTAGCATCGGTTATATTCGTTTCTCTTTCGCCTGCTGTGCTAATTTTCCACTTAGGCAGTATGATTAATCGTTTTAGCTTTTCAGTCGGCCGTAATGGCGTGTTTAAGTTTGTCGCATCGGTGACAATTAATAAACCAACCGAACCATAAAGGCTTGACCACTGCAACGCCTTAGTTAGCGTTTCACGAAGTTTAATTCTTCGCTCGTATTTCGTGAAAGCATCTAATTGTTCTGAATCAAGATCGTTAGAGAAAACATCTCGCCACGCTCTTGTCATATCTTCTGAGCGTTTGATACAGATTTTATTGGCGATCCAATTTTCACGCCATAACGCTTCTAATTCATCTCGTTTTTCAGTGAGCATTGAATTAGCAGTGTATTTCGTCTGTTCTTGCTTTAATCCGAGCTTTAACGCTAGAGATGCTATTCCGTCAAAAAATTTCATATCTATAAATCCAATAATGATTTTGGTTTTGTTGGTGCGTAACACATCACTAACGCATCCGCCATATTTGGTGACGGTATGCCACGTTTTCGCATGTCTTTTTTGCTTTCGACTTTAACCCGTCCATTATTGTCGTAATCCACTCTAGGGCGAGATAATTCAGCTTTAAGATATTCAAGCTCTTTAATGCTACTTGATAGACTTATTAATTCATCATCAGGATAAACATCACCATGCTTGATTGCTCGATAGGTTTTATAAAATCTATCTCTTAACAACCACCAAGATTGAGCTTTGATATTCGAGAACATATCTTGGTTTTTCTTGCCTTTGATATATTCGCGCTCTGGATAAGCTACCGAGCCACCGGCATTAAAACCCTCAACTTGAATGGTTTTGGGTAGTCGCTTGAAGTGAGCTTTCACACCAGCACCAACACCGATGCTGTCGAAAATAATTAAGTCAGCACCGAAATTAACCGCACTTTGATTTGTTCGATTGGCTGAATCAATAACATCGCCATTTTTCCAAACATCAATATCAAGGACGACTGAACCGTGTACAAACGCATTTGCGTTACTATCCACACCCTCATCTGCCACGTCAAAGCCGACTTTCTTCAAGCCTTTACCAGTGAAACCAAGTTTAATATGAGCATCTACCGCAGCATCAATCCATAAAGGCTTAATAATTGCCATATCTGAATCGGCTACTGGCTCACCCTCGTAAACGTGTCTGTAAAGCTCGTAGTCACGTTCTCGCATTTGCTCCATATCTTCCATTAGCTCTTTTGGGAAATACGGATTATCTTGCCAATTAACCAACACAGAAGAGCATCTTTCTGGCGGATTAATTACAAATCGCTGATAAGTATCGTCTAAAATGTTTTTAGGGTTGAAACTAACAATAATTTGAGACTTATCTTCTCGAATAGTTGGAATTAATACATCCCAGCTTTCTTTCGATACATTCTCACCCTCTTCAACCCAAACAACATCAATACCTGTCATTGATTTGATTGAAGTGATATTTGTTTTAAGCCCTGCGAATGTAAATCTTGAACCGTTTTGACCGATGATTTGAGTTTTCTGCACCTCAAAGAAGTTTTGAAGTTCCAATCTCTCTATCTGGTCAATTAACATCTGAATAACAGAATCAGATATGGACTTTTGAATCTCGCGGCAACAAAGCACACGTGTCGGATTGTGGTAGGCTCTAATAATTAACGCTCTTGCTATATTAAAACTCTTACCCGAACCACGACCGCCATAGAAGATGATAAAACGCCACATATCTTCAAATAGCGCTCTAAACTTTGTCGGAAATTTAATATCAAGGCTCATCGCTAAATGTCACATTGATTACTGTCGGCAAAGGTTTATCGCCAGTGGTTACATCTAATTTGTCTTTAAACATTCCCAAGTGTTTACCTAAAAGCTCAAGGGCTTTATTCACACTGGACGGCTCATAGACAAATTGAGCAACATCATCGCCAACAAACTCACCATCTTCTGATTTTCTTGTTTGAGTGATAACTACCTGCTTAGTGCCAGATGACTTTTCAATGTTTTCAATCAACATACGAATAACGTCATCTTGAGTTATCTGCACTCTACTTGAGCGTTCTGCTTGTGCTTCTTGTAGAGCCTCTTTAACTCTAGTTTTACCCAGTAGCTCAGAACCAATCTTGTCTGCGTTAGCTTTGCTATAACCAGCCCTAATTGCTGCTTGAGTTGCGTTAAGGTCTATTAGGTACTCTTCAATAAACCGCTTTTGCTTATCAGTTAATTTCACCACGCCTTTAGACGTGGATTTAACCTCGTCCTTTTTGCTCATGGTTAATCCTTTTAGGTTTATTTGTAACATTTACATCACATAACTTAGATATAACCTAGGGATTTTCGACACGCACCCCGAAGTCAGATCTAAAACATGCGACATACACTTTACTTTTTATCCTTGCGAAAGTGTGAAAGACAAGTCATAGCGGGAATTTTCATGATTTCCCGCTGCTTTTAAATATCCAAGAACAAGTCCATTTGTTTTAGTCTGGCAAGTTCTGCTTCAAAGTGCGCCTTTTCTTGTTTGCGTTGGTTTAGTAACTTACCGGCTATTGAACCATTAGCTCGTGACTTGCTTTCGTCTTCCAATAGGCGATTTAGTCGCTCTTGGATTTCATCACGTCGTGCGGTTCCTGTCGTCCAGTAATCCCATAGCACTTCGTAGCATTCTTTCTGATAGCGGATCAGCCTTTCTTTGAGTTCTGGTTTGACCCGGTTAGCGTCAATACCAAATAACCACCCATTGAGGTAATGCAACGGAAGGCATACCATCTCGCGGTCTTTGCCATCTTCCGCAGTCATTCGTATCATACGAACAGTTGCGTTTAAAACCTCTTTCCGTTGCAATCGCTCAAATTGAGCATGCCAAGACAATCCGATATTCTCGCAAATAGGTTTCATTGGCACATAAGGTTTGTTATCATATTCAACGACAACAATTTCCGTTCCGAAGAACGGAGCTTTTAATATCTGCATATTAAACTCCATAAATGAAAAACCCGGTCAAGCGTTAACTTGATCGGGTTTGTTTTAGAAGTCCTAACCATCCTACCTATCGGCTTGGTATCTACCAATTTAAAGCTGTTAGACGTTAAAAGCTGTTATTTATCGTTCTTGGTTTGGTTAATCCACTTATTGATATTCATGATTTGACTAGCACACATATCCCTTTCGCCCTGAACTATGATTAAGTGTTCTACCGCCTCACCGTATGTATTGCCAGTGAATGGAGTTTTCACACAAGGCGTTAAGAAAGCTTGAGGCGGATAGATATACTCCGTCTTAGTTGTTACCTTGTTAGTGCAACCGCTCAATAGCGTCATCATTAATACGAGCACTATAACAAGGTTGGCCCTTAATGATTTTTCGAACCACTTGGATTTTGTCTTGTGTTGCTTGCTGAATTTCATTGTTAATCGCCCTCTGTTGCTCTACCGCTTGGCGTTCTGTCTCAATCGTATCTTTTAGCGATTGATTAACTTGCTCTTGGCTTTTAATGGTTTGGGCTTGCACTTGGTTTTCGGCTCTTAGTCCATCTATATTCTTTGATTGGTGCCAAATCCAACCGCACAAGCCCAAAATGGTTAATGCGATGATTACGATTGAGTAGATTTTAAATCTGCTAAACATAATGCCCTTTCCTTTTCTCTACGCTTAATTAAGCCTTGCAGCTTTCGCCCATCAGCATAAACCCAGCGCAGAAGTTGATTACACCCAGCAACATAATTACCGTTTCGCATTAATCGAAACATTGTTGAATTTTTAAGATTGCCGCATCCGTTATTAAACGTAACAGATACCATAGCATCAAACACAGATTGTGGTAGTGTTCTGCCATTGGCGTATCTATCAACGCACGATTCAGCAAGTTTAATGTCGTTTTTCCATCGGTATGCGATTTCTTCATTTGTGTATTTCTTGTTAGGCTCTATCTTTTGTCCAGAGTATTCTGTTGAGCCAATACCAACAGTCAATACATCAGCAGGGCATTTATACGGAGTTGCCATACATCCCTCTGCATTACCGATTATCTCTGCTCCAGCAGGGCTTAATCTTAGCTCTCCGCTAAATTGAGAGTACATAATCCCGATAACCGCAATAACGGAACAAGCACCAAGCGCTTTCCTAGTCTTCCCTAACACCATCATCAAGCCCCTGTTCTAGTCGTTTCATTCTCGCTCGATGCATTTCTTCCGCTCTGCGTTCTTCGTTTTCTCGAACCTTGCCCTCTTGGCATTTAGCGTACATATTAACGAGACCACTGATTAAACCAATAATCAAACCAAAAATAGCCAGCCATTCTTGGAATGAATACATCGCCCAGAATGCGCCAAAGCCAGACCAAAAAATACTTTGATTTCCTGCGTCTTTTAACATTCTCATACTCCACCTCGCTGTTTGTTTGCGGGGCAATAAAAAAGCCCACGCGTGACTGTGAGCTGTTTTTGGGTAATAAAAAACCCCGACCGTTTCCGATCAGGGTTGTTTCTAAAACTTATTTTGCGTTCGCTATGCGCTAAAACCGCAACTTATACTATATACTACAATCTTACTTGCAAGCTGTCAATACTTTTATTGATTATTTTTTAAAATATTTTTAATCCCATCGTCTAATGCTCTTTGTAGCTCGTTTCTTGTTTTATTGCCATCAAGTGGCTCTTTTCTCACTTGCCCTAGCGCCATTTGTGTTTCTGCGTATGCCTCTGCCCAAGCCTTAGTGACATTTTTATATTTAGCAACCGAGTATCTCGCTTTAGCCTGTGGGGTTGTTGAGTATGAATTACCAATAGCCATTTGAGTTAATATAGCTGCTCCACCTGTCATTTGTTTTGAGCAGATTACAAAATTCTTTTGTTGTTCTTCTATCGAGAACCCTTTGCCGTTACAGTATTGAACTATTGCATCAATCACCTGCTCTTGCGTGTAATTAGGATATTCTGCCTCTGCTTTGCCTGATTGTGTTTCCTTGATTAGTGCTTCGTTAGCGCAGCCAGTAATAACCGTAGCGATTGAGCAGATTAATAATAATTTTTTCATTTTTTTGGCTCCTGTTTATTGTTTTAATAAATCAGCTAACTTTACTATAAATTAACTTTAAATATTGTGATGTATATCTCAAAATAAAGGCTGTCTCTTATACACATCTCCGAGCCCACGAGACTACGCTGCATCTCGTA